GCGTCAGGCCAGTGGTAGAGTTGTAATTTTCTGTAACACCAGTTGTGAAAGCAGAGCCACCATTGGATGTTCTGATTTGCAGCGGGTGGCTACTCACGTTGGCAGTGTTGTCAATCAGGTAAGTATGACCCTTATAGAAAGTGAAGTTTGGATTGTCGCCTGAAGTAGCACCCGGACCAGTGAAAGTGTATGCCGAGCTTCCGTTAGTGCCAGCAGTGTACTTTGTTACCGGACCTGTGGTTTCATCATTCAACCTTATCCAAGCGCCGCCATGAGCGAAATAGAGACCACCTGTAGCGTGAACGTGAGCCACAGCCCCATGATAGGTTGATGCACTGGGCAAATCACTTAGGTTGGCATAGTAAAATACGATCTTGTTGGCACCAGAGCTAACGTCAAAAAGTCCATTGGCATCTATGATGTCGGTTAATACGCTGGAACTGTTCCCCAGCGCAGCGTAAATTTCGTTAAAATTATCGTTTATCTTGTCAGCGCCAGCACGGAGAGTGTCCCCAGAGCCGTCATTTGCGCTTGACCCTATCCCTACTGCTTGCTTTGCCATTTAGCCCTCGTCAAAAGTTTTGGTGCTTGAATCCAGCGTAATGCTGGATGAATCAAATGTCGTGACGCTGGTGGTAGTCACAGACGCAACACTTACTGTAAACGATGTTGTCAAAAATGCTATGTTTGTTGCCGGTAGCACCCCGACAGTCGCATTTTCACCTCCCCCGCGTTGACCACCGACGGTTGCGCTGCCGGAGTTTGCCGAGAAAGTATAGGTATCCGTGCCGCTAACCGTAATCGTATACCCCGAGCTGTTTTCCAAAGTTGACGAAGAAAAACCATCAAACCCATTTACCTTTTTAAAACGAACTACATCTCCAGAAACTCGGCCATGATTGACCTCTCTTACCGTAATGACTGCACTTCCTGAAGACCCTGAGGTAAAAGAATCTTTTACTAGTATTCTTTCTACAGCAGGCTCCGTCCTATCGGGACGAGCATCAGCAAGAGCTTCTGCACCTGTTCTGGCACGAAACGGCCCAAGTTGAGGATGTTTAACCTCAAACTCGTCTTTTCCTACTAAAAGACCATTCCATTCCCGCCGCATGTCTTTGTACCGATATCGAAGTCCAGATCGATCCGATACAGAATAAGCATTTTTCCCCGTAGCAAACCTAGCCATCAATTTACCCTAAAGTATTGATAGTTTGGTACGACATTGTAAGAGGCCCGATCCCGGTCCTCGGTCATGGCTCGTTCAAACTCTTCCTCATACACGGCTTTTAGAAGCTGAATCCTCTCTGGAGCTCGCTTCATGGCTATATAATATGCAAGGCCCGCAGCAAGACACGGGTAGAACCGAAATGGAACTTCCAATGTATTGGTGGCGGAGTCCGCATCATCCATACGTGTCAAAGCATTGTAGTACACGACATCCGTGCTGTTCTCCGGAGTCGGCCATACTTTCAGTGAAGGGGTAATCTGACGATCTAGGAAGAACTGAGAAGGACGCCCCTCTGTGCTCTTTGTTGGTATGTTTTGGTAGGCATCTCTACTGATACGCTCCAGTGCAAAGTCAGTGCTGCTACGGCGAACTACAGCAGACAAAATGTCGATTACGTCCGTGCCTAAAGAATATGTGGCAGTTCCATCCGTCAGAGCTTGAGTGCGCTCCACAATGGTCCATTGGTTTAAGCCGCGGTTAGCCCACTCGGCCAGCATCAGATTCAGAGATCTTCGCGCGGTCTTGAGATCGTAACCAGTGCGAACCTCGAGTCCACACCTCTCAAAAGCCTCTTCAATATAATCAGATACGTCTAACTCAAAGTCTGTGCTACCCGAAGTTGCCATCACTTTTTCTCCGCATACAGATTGTCAAAAATCTGATTTACATCCATGGTATAGTCTAAATCCGATTTTGAATAGTGTATGTGTTGAGAAGGTAAGAAGTCCGGTGGACCGTCGCCCGTCTCAAACCACGCTGGATGCGTCACCCGCACACGGTTGTTAGGCAGAGCAACGATATTACCCGTGTATGGCCCTGCATCCAAAAGCTCTAAAACATGGCTTTGTTTATGCTGCGCGGGATCATCCGCGATCTCGCTCTCGGTGTAATCTACCGTAAAATAGTATTTAGCCGGATAGAACTCCGCGCCTATTTTAGCAATCCACGGACATGGATGAGCCCTGTCTAAACGATAAACTGCGTGTGTATGGGACATGCAGTCCCAAGGTTGAGCTAAATGGACAGGCATAGGTTCCGGCCATTCCTCAAGAGGTGTATCTCCAACAAGAGCGGTTATGGGCATCCTTGCCCACATCGCGCCCCCGTGAACATTGGGTTGATCAGTGTCGTCAGCTTCACAACCGGTAAATATCATTTGAAAACTTAAACAGCGACTAGGCATAGTTGTCACTGCAATAGCCATGGCATGAAGAAACTCACCATGATAATTCAAATGATTACAGGTGTACTCTTTCCGCACCCAACACTTGAAGTGCGGAATATTGCTCTGAAGATATGGCAAATTACTTTACCTTGCCGCCCTTGGCATAACCCTTCTTCTTCATGCCGACTTTTCCGCCCGCAGCCATGCCCTTTGCTCTTACTTTGCCGCCCTTGGCATAGCCCTTCTTCTTCATCATGCCGCCGCCAGCCATTTTAGCGACCTTGCCACCTTTAGCCATGCCTTTGGCTTTTACCTTGCCACCTTTAGCCATGCCTTTAGACTTCATACCGCCGCCAACAAGAGTGGCTGCATACTCATCCATCGTCATATATTCTTTTGCCATTTTACGCTCCTACGCTTGACTTACTGAACCCTTAGTTCTTTTCCTGCGGTCCGCCATTACTACCCCACACCCCCGGGCGACCGCTGTCCCGGTTATTTTTTTGCCCCTGAACGGCCTTTTGGCTTTCGTTTTGTGGCCGACCTCGCCCCCGTTTTTAAGGTTGGTGACTTTCGCTCGCTTGGTGTTTGCGACGACTGTTTTACCTTTTGACCCTGCTTTTTTCTTCTTACGAGCTGTCGTAGCGCGTTCAGCCTTTGAGAGGCTATTAGCTTTAGCTCTTGGAAGACAACGATCAGGGTTTTTCTTATCTTTTGAAGTACCACACTTACCTTTGATAGAACCATCGCTGCCTATCCTTACCCAATCTTGTTTTACCCATTCTTTAAGCTGACCCATTAAACCGGCTTCTTTTTTCCCAAAACACTTTTTAAAGTTTTTGCTTGGCTAGCGTGTAATTTAGAAGCTTTGTTCAAGCCCTTAACAACTTTGCGAACCTTGTTCTTTTTGGATTTCGTCAGAGCCATTAACCTTTTCCTTTAGACTTTTTGGCGTAGTTTGGATCTTTACAGTATTTTGACGCGGCCATGTTTGCATAGGCTGACGGGTATGTATCAAACGTCCGCTTAGCCCATGCCTTTCCTTTCGGACAAATTTTGCCACCACTTTTTACCTTTCCGCCTTTTTTCATACGGACAACCGTTTGGGGCTTAGTTTTTACGGGACAAGCTCCAGATCCCAAATTTACTACACTTCCCATTAGAACACCTTTTGCACAACTGCCGCAGCTATTATCAGACCTGCTATACCCCAGAGACGTTGATCTAACTTATCTAACTGTTTCTGTATCTGAGCATACCGACTACCGCACTCTTTTTCGTGCTTTTCCAAAAGTTTTAAAACATCATCCGCCTTCATTAGCACTTCCACCTTCTACGAGCTTGCCGCAGCCGTGAATTAGGGTTCTTCGCTGCTTTTGGAAACTTTTTCATTTGTCCAGCAGAACGAGCGCAAAAAGACTTTCTACGCTTCGCATCCTTACTGCCTTTTTTAACCTTACCTGTAACCGCCGTCTTGAGCTTACTTCCGGGATTAGCCTTTCTGTAAGCCGCAACACCCGCCTTTGTCATCCCCGCCCCAGCTTTAGTGGGGCGGAAATTTTTTTTGTTTCGCTTCGGCATTTTATCATCACGCGAAGCCATAGGTCACCTAATTAAAAAAGAACGTCACTGCGGTAATATTAGTTAAGGTGCCGACAAAAATATCAGTCACCCTAATACCTTCAGCGGGTATGTTTACAGAATGTGTGTCAGAAGCGTTGAAGTCTAAATCTAAGACTGTAGCGCCGCCGGAGCCATCTGTAATAGTGAGCCTTGGAGTTCCAGATGCAGTTTTCAACTGGATCTGCCTGATACGAGCAGGGCCAACGCCGAGTGAACCCGTGCCGGTGATCCGTTTCGTCCTTACGTCAGAGCCCGCCATAGCTTACCCCTCTTTCTTTTTTGAAGCCTTCTTTACGGTCTTTGCAGGCTTCTTGCCACCGTTGAGCTTACCCATGATAAGCCCCTTACGATACAGCGGCAGAGAAAGGAGTAGCTTCGGTGCCGGTTGCTGCGCCGCGAGCGACAACCGAAAACACGTTAGACGCTACATCCTGAATTTCAACCGTAGCTCCAAGAAGACCACCGGTAGTCGTGCCGTTCATGGTGATCGTGTCGCTTGTTGCGGCAGTTTCAAAGATGGAAGCAGAGTTGTCGGAGTCGTTTGCCACAATCGCTACACCAGCCATTGTGTCATCACCGCTAGCAACCTGAATGATGTAATTGTTTGAGGTGACGGTAGTCGCTACAAAGAATCGATAAATGTTCCCCGTCCCGCTAGCCGCAGGAAGAGTAACAGTCGCGCCGCTCGCTATGCCTAGAACCATTGTACGACCTGCGTTAGAAGCAGCGGTCAATGTTACGTCAGCAGCCACAGATACGAGAGAGTCCGATCCCGAAATGAAACCGGCGGTAGAGGTCACGGGACCTGAAAAAGTGGTAGAAGCCATATTAGTACCCCTTGCACAAGGTTTCGCTTTGTAGTCCGTGCAATGTCAGGTGGGCATGGTCCTGTCTACAAAGCTAAAGTTACGCCCAAAAGAATTGTATAACAAAAAAGAAAGGGCGGCAATAGTGCCGCCCTCCCCATACAGATACTAGCTCAACAGCCTAATTATGCACCGGGTGTCGCAAAAACACAACGCCAATCGGATACACCAAAGCTGTAACGCTCACGAGCCTTAAAGCGCATGTTGCCGGTATCAAAGTCGCCTTCCATGGCGGTCTTGATCGGCGAGCGGTTAAACATCTTGAAACCGTTAGGTGCATCCGTTTTGATGAAGAACGCATCTGTGTCGGTCAAGAAGTGGTTAACCACAGCACCTTCCGGCA